ACCTACTTTGCAAACTTTCTTAATGATAACGTTAATGGTTTTGTTCATCCATCTGTAAAAACACTTGGTGCACGCACATCACGTATGTCTATTCAGAATCCAGCGCTACAGACTCTACCTAAGGGTGATGCTACTGTCCGTACCGCGTTTATCCCAAAGGACGAAGATCATGTCATCATTACCTCAGACCTTGACCAGGTCGAATTTAGAATGTTCGCATCACTCTCTAAAGATCCAAACCTCATCACGCTGTTCAATCGTGCGGACGCCACAGGGTCAGATCCGTTCACGGAAATTGGTCGTGAAATCTACAATGACCCAACAATGCAACGGTCGGACAAGCGTCGTAACCTTATTAAGGGAACTGTCTATGGTCGTCTCTACGGAGCAGGCGTCTCAAAACAAGCTTTAACTGCTGGAGTTCCAGAAACACAGATGCGTCAAGTGTCTGACGCGTTTGATACACGCTATCCTGGAATGGCGCTGTTCCAACGTCAGGTAGAAGACGCTGGTATGCGACGTCTAAAATCAGAAGGACAGGGTTACGTTTATACATGGACAGGGCGACGTCTACCTTGCGATGATGACCGTGCTTACACCCTTGTTAACTACTTGATTCAAGGAGGCGCAGCTGAAGTTTTCAAGTCTAATCTTGTTAAGCTTGACCAAGCAGATCTAACTGAACTTCTTATCGTTCCAGTACACGACGAAATTGTTCTTAACGCACCACGCAAGGACGCCCAAGAAATTATGCAGATAGTCAAAGAATGCATGACTACTCGTGAGGGTTGGGATGTTCCACTTACGTCAGGTATTGATGGTCCACTTGAAACATGGGGAGATAAGTACTAATGAATAGATACCTTGAGATCGCTCTTGAGGTCGCGCAGAAAAGTAAGTGTCGGTATAAGCACGGCTGCATTGTAGTCTCTAAGGGGAGAATTATCTCAACTGCAACAAATAAAAAGATAGCAGACCCGACAACTCACTGGCGCAGATCGCATATTCACGCTGAAGCTGCTGCTGCTCTTGCTGCAGGGACTCGTGCTAAAGGCGCATTGGTTTATGTTGCAAGGTTAGCAGCTGATGGTTCGCCTGCTTACTCAAAACCATGTAAGAAATGTCAAAGTTATTTGGAAAGGTTGGGCGTAGCCCAGGTGGTGTGGACATGAGGGTAGTACTTGCGGTAGATCCAGGTAAGGCAACTGGTATGGCACTTTTCACTAGAGAACCTGAAGCTGAACCAGTTCTTGTGTGGTCAGGCGAATATCAACAAGAAGAGTATGCTCAACCGATTCGTAAAACCTTGTGGTTGTATCCGGAGGCTGACATTGTATGCGAAAGATTTACCATCAATGCTCAGACGGTTCGTAACTCGCAAGCACCTTACTCACTTGAGCAAATTGGTATCTTAAAACAGTGCCTTATGGACATAGGAAGAAAGCCAGATGACATCTACTTCCAGTCTCCTGCAGACGCCAAGGCAATGTTTGATAACTCTAAACTTAAGAAGCTTGAATACTGGCATAAGGGCGGGGAAGGTCACGCACTGGACGCTATTCGACACGGTTTGCTTAGACTGGTAAAAACAGGGTGGAAACCTGTAAGATTGCTACAATGATAAAAAAGTAGATACTAAGCAGAAAAGTGTATACTTTTCTAAAAATCCTGATAGTATGATTACGTAACGACGAGAGGACTAAGTACAGTGCCAGTAAATGTAGAGCTTGATGATTCAAGCGCTAATATAATTATCCATACTGAGTGGCGCTTTAAGGAGCTTTGCAAAAGTATTCCTGGATCAAAATGGGATGCAGGCGCACAGCAATGGAGAGTACCAACATCATGGGCAACCTGTCTTGCGTTGCGCTCGACCTTTCGTGAAGACCTAGTAATTGGCCCTAAGTTGTCACTCTGGGCATCAAACGAGCTAGCCACACGTATTACCCCAGCCAATGATCTTCGTGACCTAGAGACCCTTGAGGACGCCTCTAACGAGGACCTATTTCCCCACCAACGAGCAGGCGTAAAGTTTCTTGCCACCGCACGACGAGCACTACTTGCTGACGAACCTGGCCTTGGAAAAACAGCCCAGGCAATCCGTGCACTAAAGGAATTACAGGCACAGGGTAACGATGTATTCCCAGCGCTTATCGTCTGCCCGAATACTCTTAAGAAAAACTGGAAACGTGAGTTTGAACGCTGGTGGCCAGGTGTTGACGTCGAGGTAATTAAAGGCTCCGCGACACAGCGCAGGAAGATCTTTGAGAATGATGCTGACGTATTTGTTATTAACTGGGAATCATTACGAACACACTCGCGCCTTGCAGGCTATGGCTCAATCGCCCTTGCCAAGTGCAAGGACTGTGGTGGCCATGATGAAAAGGTAAGTGAAAATCGCTGTGAAGTGCACCGTCGCGAACTTAACGTAATCGACTTTAAGTCAGTAGTAGCAGACGAGATTCACCGTTCTAAAGAACCTAAGTCAAAGCAAACCCGTGCTCTATGGGCTGCAACAGGGAACGCTGATATTCGCTTTGCGCTCACAGGAACACCTATCGCAAACAACGTTTTAGATCTATGGTCAATTCTGCACTGGTTGTCACCTGAGGAATGGCCAAGCAAGACTCGCTGGATTGACAGAATGATCAACACAATGCTCAACGCATTTGGCGGAATGATGGTTCTTGGTGTAAAGCCTCATATGGAACAAGAGTTCTATGCTGCCATCAATCCTCGTATGCGTCGTATGCTTAAGAAGAAAGTACTTCCTTGGCTGCCAGAAATGATGTTTGAACGCAAGGACGTTGAAATGTCAACTAAGCAAAAGAAGGCTTACGACCAGATGCGTGATCTTATGATTGCAGAGCTTGAAGGCGGAGATTCGTTAACTGCACCTAGTGCGCTTACACAAACAATTCGCCTACTACAGTTCGCAAGCTCATTTGCAGAGGTAACAGTTGACGAGTCCACAGGCGAGACTGAGGTCAAACTTGTTGGTCCTTCTTGTAAGGTTGACGCACTGATGGACGACATCAAGAGCGGTGACTTTGGCGATGATTCAGTTGCGGTATGCGCTGTATCTCGTCAACTTATAGATTTACTTAGTGCAGAACTGACTAAGGAAAAAATTCCACATGGTCTCATCACTGGTGCTCAGGATGAAGATGAACGTCAACAAGCAGTTGACGATTTTCAATCTGGCAAGATCAAGTGGATACTTTTTACAGCACAGGCTGGTGGTGTTGGAATCACACTAACTGCAGCAAGACGTCTTGTCATGTTGCAGCGTCCTTGGTCACTTGTTGATCACAAGCAAGCACTTGACCGTATTCATCGTATCGGTTCAGAGATTCATGACTCAGTGATAATCACTGACTACGTCACTGAAGGAACTATTGAGGAACGCGTAATCCAAGTACTTGAGACAAAGGCGGATAACTTTGAACAAATTGTTCGCGATAAAGCTCAATTGTTATCACTTCTCAAAGACGATAAGGCAGGAAAACTATGAGTAACATAACCGGTCCACTACGCATCTCTAACTCAGAGTTGCAGACGTTTAAGGACTGCAGACGAAAATGGTGGCTTAGCTACTATCGTAGACTGCAACCTAGAATGGAATCAAAGACAGGTGCACTTGCACTTGGTTCGCGTATTCACCAAGCGCTTGATGATTACTATTCAAAGAACATACCTCTAATCGAGGCACACGCGGCACTTGTAGAAAAGGACAAGCAAGTTCTTGCAGATTCATTCCGTGACACGTCTGACCTAGAGTCTGAGGCAGAGCTTGGTCGCATCATGCTTGAAGGTTACCTTGACTGGGTAGAAGATCAAGGCATTGACGCTGAGCTTGAGATGATTTCAACTGAAGAGATTATCGAAATGCCGTTGTTTGAGAACCAAGTAATCCTGCAAGGCAAGATTGATATGCGTGTTCGCCGTAAGGCTGATGGCGTTCGTATGTTCCGCGACTTTAAGACAGTCGGTGGCTCGTTTACAGATTTTGCATCAATGGCTCACATGAATGAGCAGATCCTTACTTACATGATGCTTGAAACTGCGCAGAACAAAGAAGGTGAACGTTCTGAAGGCGGTATCTTCACAATGTTGAAGAAGGTAAAACGCACTGCAAATGCAAAACCACCTTTCTATGAGCAGATGGAAGTTCGACACAACATCTTTACACTGCGTGCCTTTTGGCAGCGCGTGCACGGAACGATTAGCGATTTGCTAAATGTCCGTAAAGCTTTAGATGAGGGAGTTACTCATCAACTAGTCGCATATCCACGTCCTAGCCGTGATTGTAAGTGGAAGTGCCAATTTTTCGCTATTTGCCCACTGATCGACGACGGTTCCGCCGCCGAACAAGCAATTAGCGAATCGTATGTATCAGCAGATCCATACGGATACTACAACAGCAACGAAGAGAAGAAAGGAAGTGAGTGACGTATGTCAAATGAAGTACAACGTTCCCTCACAATCATGGTGTACGGTGAGTCAAAGGTTGGTAAATCCACTTTTGCAGTAACCGCACCTTATCCTCGTCTCATGCTTGACGTTGAGGGTGGACATCGGTTCCTCCCCATCAATGTTAAGTACTGGGACCCACTGCGCGAGGAACCACCTGTCGCAGATGGCACCTGGGATACTGTGGTTGTGAATGTCCGTGACTACGACGTAGTCATGAAGTCATTTCAATGGTTGCAAACTGGTAAGCACCAGTTTAAGTCATTGATCATTGATTCTATCTCAGAGCTTCAAGTGAAGTGTATGGATAGCATCGCTGGTACAGAACAAATGAAAATGCAACAGTGGGGTGAGTTGCTTCGTCACATGGGTGCGCTATTGCGTGATCTACGTGACCTAACAATGCACCCAACACAACCGCTAGAAGCTGTTGTGCTAACTGCTATGGCTCGTCCTGGACAAGATGGACGTGTGCGTCCATACCTACAGGGTCAGCTTGCAATTCAGGCTCCGTATTTTTACGACATTTTGGGTGCGATTACAGTGGAAACACTGCCAAACCCAGATCCACTGCAACCTCCATACAAAGTACGTCGAATGTATGTCGAACGTACTGATGCATACGAGGCCGGTGAACGCGTTCAAGGGCGACTTGGAAAAGTTGTCGAACAAGAAAATCTTGGAATTGAACGAATGTTAGACCTGGTTTTTGGTCCAAAGCCAGAAGCCAAAACAAAAAAAGCAGCGTCCTAACCAATCCGGTTAGCGCACAACAAGGAAAGGTAAGGTAAATGAGTTCACTCAATTGGGGCGATCTTGTTAAGGACGCCGGTGACGTCGGAGGAAACTACGATCCACTACCAGACGGAGATTACGATCTCCTCGTATTAGAAGCTACTGCAAAGGTAGCACAATCAGGAAAGACCATGTTTGCTGTTAAGGCACAAGTGCAGGGAGGACCACACAACAAGCGTTTGGTCTGGGACAACTTAGTTGTCACACCTGACAGCCCTGCTGCATTAGG